AGTCTCGGTGAGCCAGGTGGCGCCGCATTTGCAGGACTACAAGGGACAAACCGGCGGCATTACGTTCACGACCCAGCAAGACATTATCAATCTTGCCCTCAATGGCAGCGTGACTCCTCCGTACTCCGGCGCCCTCTCCTTCGCGAAGGAATCGCAGAGCCTTAGCGGACGATAACTGTGATCCGTGCGACCTCTCGTCGGATCGCCTCATCCACAAGCCCCGGAAACGGATCGAGCGGATTAAGAATCAACCCAGTCTTTGCCGCCTTGATGCCAGCCGCAATCTTCTCGCTCCACTTCCATTGTGGCGCACCGTCCCGTATCCACTTGACGATTGTCTCGCGATTCTCTTTGCAGCCTTCGACGCCCCAGGCATCCATCTGAATCGCCTTGCGGTTGCAGTCGCAGTTCTTCTCCGGCACGATGCCCATTGTCTTCAGGATTGCCTTTAGTTCCGTGCCGGGGCCGAAACCAACTTCCCAAGCGAGAATTGAATTGGACGGCCGGTCCCATTCACTGCGCGAGAGTACAACCAGCCCGGCTTGCTGTGAGCTGACCGACGAAACGAACCATTCTTTGTGGTCAGCAAAGTACATGCGGGCCACGGGCATTAGGCTCTCGTCGCTGGCGATGCCGTGTAGCACGACCAGTCGTTTGACGCTGGGAACGTAGGTTGCCAGCTCTTCGCCGAATCGCTCCGGAGTCCGTTCTGGTCCGATGAATAGCAAGTCGGTGGGCTCAATGGCTTCGATCTTCTCAGGCACCGCATGAGTGATCGTGATCCATGGCGCGAGCGATTCGGCTTGATGCAACAAACGATTCTTATCGGTGTTCCAGCTCACAAGCTTGGTTGAGCGCCCACGAAGGGGACGCAGGCCGGTAGCCAGTGCAATCGTCGACCCTTTGGTTGACGTGAACTCGGTAGCGTGCAGGCATTCGCCGGCCAGCTCGCGCAGTTGCGGCATGTGCTTGTCGAATGCGCCGGGCGTAGTTCGCGCGGCAGCATACACATCCTCGATGACTGGCTGCTTGTCCAGCGTGGTCACATTGACCGGATCGGCAGCGACCTTATTCCAGCTCTCCAGCGAGATACGCTGATAGTCCTCGACGAAGTATTGGCGTGCATCGTCGAGGGGCATACCTAATTCGGTGCGTCCGATGATGATGTTGGCCAGCTTGTCTTCCAATCGCACCGGGTAAGTGCGTTTCTCGAACTCCGTCCAGTTGTGCCACCACTTCAAGAATCCAAGGGAGCGAGTGCAGTTTCCGCGGCGGCGGAACTTCTCATGGATGTACTGTTCAGCTCCACCGAAGCCGCGGAATCTCTGATTGAATCCAACCCATGCCTTGCGCCGGCAAGAGAACAGGCCCAGGCCCATGCCGATGATCGGGAAGTCATCGGAGTCATCCAGGCCCATCTGTGTGAACCCGGCATCTGCCAGCGTTCGCTCGTAGGTGCGATAGCGGGTCTTGCCGAGATAGGGCAGGCAGTCCGATCCATCTGACACGCGCACAAATCGTGCCCATCCGAACTCGTTGACTGCCGAAGCAATCTCGCCTGTCGGCGATTTCCAAGCGTGCCCCCACATGCCCCACATCTCGGAGCGCCAGCCGGGGTTGTAGTGCGTGGCCAGGATCGAGCGACCGTTACGCAAGAGCGGACCCGTGAGCAAGTCATTGCAATCGGGATTCGCGTCGTAGAACGCGAGCAGCTTGGCGATGGAATCCTTGGCGAGAAAAACATGCGAATCGACGCATAGCACGGCTTCACCGCGTGCCTGCTCAAAAACCTTTTGGCGAGGTCCGCTAGTTCCCTTGTTACCTGGCAGAGGGAAGTATCGCACCCCCATCTCAATCAGCGTGCGCCGCAACTGCCCCGCATACTTTGAATCGGGTTTGTTGTCGACCACCAGCACTTCCGTCTCCGGCGTGGCGTGGTTGATAAAGAAGTTCTGAACGGTAGCCAAGGTCCAGATTGGATCTTCGTGGCAGGCCATACCGAACGTCAGTTTAATTCGGTTCACGGTGCTTGATTCCTTCTAAGCGCAGGGGCTGGTTGGCGTTTGGCAATCACAGACGCCGCCGACAATCACGCCGGTCTGAGAGGTGGCATCGCCGGCGGACTTCCAATCGCCGTCGTCACACACCCAGCAGGTGCATGGCGTACCGGAGTTTGTTCCGCAGTCGTAAATCCCTCCCGCCGAGGCCCAGACGCCCATAATCACCTGCAATAAGCATGGCGGCCCGTTCGGTGGCGGGAGGCAATCACACTGCGTCGTGGTCGTGGTCGGTATGGCGCAGTCGGCCAAGCATTCGGCACCGTCTTGATACGGGCCGCTGATAACGTCGCACGTCTCGTCATGCGCCAGTTCGATGCACTCGGCGGTATCGGAAGCTGTGAGGCAGCAGAAGAGCTGCGGCGCTGGTGTCGTCGTCGTCGTTGGCGGCTGGGTTGTCGTTGTCGTTGGCGAGCAGACTTCCGCGCATGCCTCGGGTGTCTCGTATGGTCCTCCGCAAATGAATTCGGGTTCGGTTTCCGATTGCACGCAGGATGTGTCTTCGCAGGAAAAGTCTTCCGCATTGTCGACGCACCAATAAGGCTCGCCTTCGGTCGTGGTGGTGGTGGGTGGCGTTACGCAGTCACCGACTACCAACGCGGTGATCGTGCAGGTCGCATCAGGGTTAGCTAGCGCCATTGCCGAGTTCGGTGGAATCACTACCGGCGTGGTAGGGTCAGCGCACATGCCAGCGACTAAATCAGCCGCCTCAAACCAAATGCCAATCGTCTCAGTTTTCGGTTCGACGCGAATGGAATCCCCATCGCTTGGGTTGTTGTGTATATCAATCGCGGGGCGCTGAATAGCAGGCCCACCGTCGTAGTCCTTGTCCCAGAATTCACAGTGGGTAGAGGCAAAGAATAGGGGCACAAAGAACGTGCCATTTTGCGTTACTCCATCGGTGGCCCCTGCAATCTCGACCAGGAAGGCATAGACAGCATCCAGGCCGCCGCTGCACAAACCGCAAAAGCTCGTGCGATTGCAGGTCGCGCAGCCAGTCGTCGACTTTGTGAGAACAAAGTCATCGAACTCGACGCCGTCTTCGGCAATTGCAGCAATGCCAGAAACGTCTCCGGGGGGGTCGCCAACTGGGAAAATGGCTGTTGCAATTAATTCGCCGTCAAGCGTGGCGCTTAGTATCTCTCCGCACGGACCAAGGCAGGCGGTTAAGACGTGCTCAACGCCGACCGTGGTTCCACCCGTATAATCCACGCTGCTTCCGCCGTCGGAGCTAGCGAAAAATGACCCGGAGATTACGCGAGGAAACTGTTCAACCCCACCGACAACCCGCCGAAAGGAGATGCTTGCCAGATGCTCGCCGACCGCGCTGTATGTGACCTTGTAGTAATTGCTGCTGTCTACGTACCCAAGCAACAACGAAACTTCCGGACCGTTGAAGTCATTTTCCGGAAGAATGCGGAAGCGCACTTGAACGATCGGAAATGGATCGATCAGTGCCTTGAGCGTGTCGCATAGCACGACTCCCTCGCTCAGGCCGCCGGCGAACAGCAGTTTGTTGCTCGCAATCGACCAGTCGCCGCTGCTTTCTGTCCATCCGGCAGTTGAGCCAGCGTCGATGTCAGTGTTATCTGCGCGGTTAAAGTTGTCGGTGACGATGCACGTGCCTGCACAGCCGCACGCCGGACAGCCCATTCCCATTCCAAAGCCCATCGCTCATGCCTCCGGTGCGCATTCAGAGGCGATGAGATACCAGAAATTGTTCACTCGAATGAAACCGACGTCGACGCCGCTCTCCACATCGGCGAACTTGTTGAATGCTTTGACGGTAATGGGCGGAGAGGTGGGCGTTTCCGATCCGGCTGTGCCGCGATACACGTCCACGTTTCCGTCGGCACCCTTTCCGATTGCGCCTGCCGTCTTCCCGATCTGGTGTGACTCGATCACCGTCAAATCTTCGAACTGCTGCAGTTGCTCTTCCACGCCGAAGTTGTAAGGCCGGCCGTGAACGCGCGTGTGGGCCTGCCAGGGAAGGGCCGGACCGTCCTCGTCGAGCTGCTCGTTTTCGTCGTCGCAGTCGTAGTCGCCTGCCTGCGAGCCGAAACTGAATTCCGTGTAATCGTCGAACGCGGTTGGCTGCCACTCGCAGAGCGAAAGAAACGAGCGGTCGAAGTACTCGGCCAGGCTCGCGTAGAAGTCCGCGGCAATTACTTCGGCCAACGCCTGCAGGTCGGATTCGTTGTCAGGCGTGCCACCATGCGTCGTGTAGTCGGCGTAGGCGGTCGAATGGATCACCTTGATGGCGCCGGATGTAACCACCGCCTCTTCATCTTCGGGAGGCACCTCGACCGTGAACAGTTCCCCGTTGCAGTCCGGATAGTGATCGTAGTATTTCGGGAACGTGACCAGTACCTTTTCCGGAGTGATCGCCGCCAGGTTGAAATCGATCTTCCCGCCGGCTAGCAGGGCGTACTCCTCCAGGTTGCCCTCCAGCCGTGTCAGCGAGCCGTTAAACCCCAGGGCCAGGACTGTGCCGTCGAATTCGACAACAATCCGCCGGCCCGTCGAGTGAGCGGCGGCGTCGAGCATCACCGCCGCGTTCTCGTAACGGCGAGTGAGTTCGTCGGTGTCCGGCACTTTATAGTCGCCGACAAACGGGTCGACCGTGATCTCCGACCCCAGCCGCGTGCCGAGCGTGCTGAACACAAAATCCCAATCGGACTCGTGATCGATCTCCAGGTTGTCCGTGTGTTTAAACTGCCAGTAGTACCGCTTATCGACCACCGGCAGCAGGTAGAGATTCACCAGCCCGTCTTCGGCTGAGCCTGCGGTTAACGGCCGCGGCGGCAGTAGATGCACATCCACGGTGATCGACTTGCCGCGGTCCTCGTCTTCCAGCACCAGTTCGATCGCGGCGTTGCTTTCGCCCACTTCTTCCAGTATCTGCTCGAGCTGCGTGCTGGTCGCCAGGAAGTAGCCGCGAGCCCAGCGGCTGGCGCCCGTCGGCCAGTAGAGCGTGTTGATCTTCGGGGCTGGCGGATCGGGGTAGTTCGGCAGCGGCAAGCCGACGCCGGACTTAAACCCGCTCCGCGATTGGGTGCGCTGGCTGTTCAAGGCCACCGGGCCGCATTGGTCGCGCAGGTCCATCAGCGGCAGATATTGCTCCAGCCAGCGCGCGAGCTTCCGCCGCTTGTCGGGGATCACGAGTTCTACGCCGGCCAGCGTGATCACGACATGTCCCAGTCGAACGAGAGGGCAAAGTAGATTTCGATGCGCGACCAGCGTTCGGCGTGGCTGCGGAGCGGCGTCTTGTAGCCCACTGGGCGAATCAACTCGCGCAGGCAGGTATCGCCGTTGTCGCTAATCACCAGGTCGTGGCCGGCCAGGGCTTTCAGGACCGGCTTCATGTAGGGCAGCAGGCCCTTGTTCGGTTGGAACAACGCTTCTTTGTCGCGGCCGCCGCGATCGAGCTGAGTGTGCGTGTGAATCGTGACGACGATGCCCGTGCTGTCGGTGAGCTGGTTTTCCCCGCCGCCGTCGAACAGGGCTTCGTCGAAGTTGCCGCCGTCGGGATGGATCGTCACAAAGAAGTTCTTCGCAGTCGGCGTCGGCTCCTCGCGATCCAGCATCCAGTAGCAGGTCGCTTCGGTCAGGCTGAGCTGCGAGCGAAGCCGCGCGGCAACGGCCGCCAGCACAATCGGCAGCGTGGTGGAAATCCGCGAAGGGTCGCTCGGGCCGGCCATCGATCCACTGACGGTGAATAGGGCCGGGGCTGACGACACGTTGCCCGATGGGCCGCTGCTCTGCACGCAGGCCCAGTAACTACCGTTGTCCAGCAGCAGATCGACCGTACCGTCATCCGACCGTGCGCCCGCCGACACGAACACCAGTGGCAGCACGTCGGCCGGAGCGACCAGCACGACGTTACCCGAACCGGGTTCGGTATCGCTGATCGTGGCTGTTGCACCGGTGCCGTCTTCGTTGTCGACGACGCCGATTTGCGGCAGGTAGTATTCGATCGTCAGCTTGGGACGGTTGGCGGCCGTCGGATCGGCGGACGAATAGAACGCCAGGTAGTTGCTCGTGCCGAGTGACTCGGGTCCGCGCTCGCGCAGGTCGACACTCCCCAGGGCTTCGGCGATGCAGTCGCGCACGACGTTGCGAAGCGAAGTGAACGCCAGATTGCCGGTTCCCGGGTAAACCGCGCTGTCGGCGTTGGTCACGGTGACGTCGCCGCCGTCGGTGTCCCAGGGATCTTGCCAGGTGGCCGCTTCCGTCCAGTCGACGCGGCTGACTCGCTCGCAGTTGAACGTGGGCGTGCCTACCGTGTCGCCACCGGCCCGCACCAGGTCGAGTCGCGCGGATACCACCAGACAGCCGGCGGGCAGGTCTTCCAGGCTGAACCGCTCCAGCGCGCGGTAGAAGTTGCCCGGGCCGCCGGTCGTGAAAGTGCCGGCCAGCAGCGAGTTGTTGTTGAACGCCGTGCCGGAGTTCGAACCGCTGGAGATGTAGCAGTCGACGGCCGTGATTTCGGCGGGCTGGATTTCGAGCGTGGCCATTTACGATTCCTTTCGCCACAACGCCTTCGTGTTTTCGTCGCCGGCCAGGTACGTCCCCCAGTTCCCGTGATTGGGGAAGTCCATCACGCCGCGATGGCACAGCTTCACCTTGCGTGTGATGAAAGTGCTCGCGCCGAGATTGTGAAGCATGCGAGAGAAGTACCAGTCTTCCGATTCGCAGGCGTTGACCCACGAGCCGTTTTCTGCGCGGTAGACGCGTCGCGGAAAGTCGAAAAAGGCGACCAAATTGCCGTCATCTTCCTGGAAGAACGACGGCCGGCGCAGGTCGCAGGCCCAGCACCCGGTATTGTGAAGCAGCGGCAGGCCGGCATATCCCACGTCGCCGGCATCGAATGTTTCTGGGAATCGCTCCAGCTCGCGGACGGTGAATCTCCGCAGCGGCGACCACCGGTTGTCCGGGTTGCCGATTCCGGAGCTCGTCAAGCCGCGCACGTCCTTGATCGGCGACGGCACCGAAACCAGATCGGCGTCGAGTCGATCGAGTTCGTCTAGCAGCACGTCAAGCCAGCCGGCATCTGGCGAGATATCGCTGTGCAGCATCGCAAAGTGGGTGATCTCGCCTCGCTCCGCGGCATTCAGCGCGTCACACCACACGGAGTTGAAATCATCCCAGCCGGTTCCGGCGTTAGTGATGAACACGTCATGGCGCTGCAGGGACGCGGTGAACACGCCCTGCACAGCGCCAAATTGAAGTGACGGTCCAGGGAATCCCAGCCGGACCCGATGACGAATGGCATTGGTATGGGGCTCGCACGGCCCCGCGCACACGGACTGCATGATAAAGCCGGTTCCTTTCGTTTAGGACGGGAGCAGCGGGAGGCTGGTCCAGTTGACGTCGTCGAACGCGATCAGCATCACGCTCGTGAGATTGGTCATGTTGAATACCGCGTTCGCCGTGCCGGCATTGACTGAGTCATTCGCTGCCGGGAACACCTTCAGTACGTTATTAGCAACGTTCTTGATGATGCACACTTGATTGGCAGCAGCTTCCGGAAGGCGAATCGCAGCCGTGCCGTCGGCGCCGGTGACCTTCGTAAAGCCAGTGCCGATGGCGTTGGCGTTGGCCTGCGCGGTGCCGCCCACTGCGACCGTCGCCGGCGGATTGAGCGTGAGGATGGTTGCCCACGTGTTAGTGCCGGATGCACCGGTCTTCACAAGTTCCTGGCCAAGATCGGTATCGTAGTACCGAAATCCAGGCTGGGCATTTGAGGGCCGCTGCGCCGTGGTTCCGGACGTCGGGTGCCCTTCGTTGGTATAGGCAGTCATTTTGATTCTCCGGGGAAAGGGGTTAGATCGCGGCAAGAGCCATAGTGTTAAATGGTGCCCAAGGCCACGGTAATGTTCTTGTCGTTGGGCCAGGTGACGTCGGCCAGGCCGCAGCCCGCCAGCGACACGGGATTCGTGGTCGACCACAGCCCTTCGCCGCCGAGAATGCTCGACTTGGCGAACAGGGTCATGTCAGTGAACACGACGGGGTCGGTGCGACCGCGGAGGTCGAGCTTCGAATTCTCGAAACTGGTGTACTCGGCGACGGTGAGCGATGGGCTGTTGTAGGCGAACGTGCCGCCGCGGTTTTCAACCAGCGTATCGATCTCACCCGCGTTGACCGTCACTGCGGCATTGGGATAGATGCTGATCGTGCCGACATCGCTGTTGGTTTCGACCTTGCCTGCCAGGGCGGTGTAGGCGTCGTCTTCGAACGTGACGCCGGCGCCCATGCGAACCTTGGCGTCCGACGTCGGGCTGGTGATGTAGCCGCTGGTGAACTTGCCGATGTGAGCCGTTTCGCCCGGCAGCACGGCGACGCCCACGCTCCCCTTTACGACTTCGAGGTCGATGTGGTTGGTAGCGGTACCGCCTTTGACCAGCAGGGCCTCGAGCCCACTTTGCGACGACTGCGATGACGTGGCGGCCACCGTGAACGCGCACGGCGCCCCGGGGTCGCCGATGTTGATCTTGGCCCGGGTGCACGCACCGCGGTAGTTGATCGTCGCGGCGAAGAGGTTCAGATACGTCGCGCGATATTCGTTGTAGCCCGACGGGTTGTATTCGGGCAGGCCGAGCGGAGCCGACCAATTGGTGACGTTGACCGTCAGGCCCGTGGCGGTGATCGCGTCGGCATTGTAGAGCAAGCCGCCGGATGTGAGCCCATCCAGGTTCAGCGTGTCGCCATTGCTAGGGAGCGCGCCGCCGGAGTAGTTGGTCAGGACCGAAACGTCGCTGGGGCCGCTGTTGGCCGTGGTGTTCGTCTTGGCGAAGTTGTGGGTGTTCGTCGCCCCGCCAGCCTGCGCATGGCTGACGCTGATCGTATGCGGCCGGCCAGCGACCTTTGCCGTGGCGGTGATCGTCGTCGTGGCGTCGGCCCAGGTGATTTCCTGGAACTCGGGGAACGTGCAGGCAGCGAGCGCCGCAGCCAGGCCCGTGCACACGCTTGCAACGGTAGTGCCGGTCGCCGCGTAAACGACACTCTTGCCGTTGATCGTGACCGTGAACGTGTTGCCGACGGCGATCGTGCCGCTCGGGGTGAGCGCGTCGACTTGGGCCACGGTGGGAGCGTTCGCGATGTAGTCGATGACGGCCATTAGGTAATTAGCTCCTGGCTGAATACTTCGCCATTGACCGCGTTTTCCTGCACGGTGCTGGTGTCCCAGGGAATCTTGCCGATCAGGAACGACTCGCCCGCAAGTGCAGGCCGTGACAGGGCGTAATCGAGTACCATTGCCGACTCGTAACGGCGAGTCTTGCCGTCAGCCGTGATTTGCGGGGCCTTGAAGATCGGCCGCGCACGGAGAATCTGGATCCGCTGGCTGCCGAGCGTCACGCTGCGGGCCGCGGGCAGTAGGGGCTGGCGTCCCAAGCGGATTGCCGTCACACGAACACGGCGACGAAGCGTTTCCGGCGCGAGCCGCACGAATGCGCACGTTGGCGACTCGGGGTTGCCGGAACCTTCGCCCACCGACTTAGCAATCGGTAGAACCACCGTGTTATGGTCGCTGTCGTGCGTCGTTTCGATCTCGTAAAACGTGTACACGCCCTGCGCGGCTTCGACGTTGTAGTTGTTGGCGATTTCCGTGTCGGTCGGCAGCTCGCCTTCGTAGGTGTACGTCTTGGGGTTTTCGCTCCGTTCGTCGCCGGCTTCGGGCTCTTCCGCGGCGTCAGTCGTCTGCGGCATGTTGTGCTTCCACGAGCACGGGCTTTGCAGGTACGACACGAACAGGCCGGTAACCGTGGCCGTGCCGAACGCGGCCGGAGCGCGGGAAACGTCGCGATCGTAGCCGGGGAGTTCGATCAGCTTGCCGAAGCTGCCGGCCGGTAAGTTGAATAGCGCGAGCGGATTGGGGATGGCTGCGGTTTGATCGACCAGAACCTTCATTTCGACGCGGTTGGAGTTCATGTGGTCGACGATCGCCACCTGAACTACAAAGTTTCCAAGGTTGAGCAGGTTCAGCTTGACCTGACAGATAGTGGCCATCGCCAGGATCATGTCCGCCTTGTCTGCGTCCTTTGATCCCGCCATCCAGAGGTTGATTTCAGCGTGCGTTTGCGATCCGTCACCCGAGCTGATCGTGTGGGTTCCCTCCCAGGTGGTTCCCGGAGCCGGGCACGAGGCGTAAATCTCCTTGTCGACTACCTTGTAATCGAGCGTCAGCCCATCGAGCGAAGTCGTCGTCTCAATCGACTCCCGCTTGAAGCCATTTTGCAGCGGCGGGAACGCCAGATTGCGGAACGCCTGGGGGTTCAGCGCTACGTCGGCCACCCGCAGCCGGCCCGTGATCGTGCGCGTTGTGTACCAGTCGCCGTCGATCTGGTCGGCCATGCTCCAGCGATTGTTGAGCACGCCGCTGTAGTTATTGGGGCTCTCACACTCGACCTTGCAGATTTCGATCTCGAATTCGATCGTCATCGTCTCCGTGCCGACGATGTGCGTGATGTTGCAGTGCTTCGGCTTCGGGCCGTTGTTCACATCGCCGATCGACACGTCGCCGTTGCTGCTGCCAACGTCCCCCTCGACTTCGACCAGCCGCGGATCGCAGGCCAGGAGCGTGGCGTCACTGACGGTCATCCGGAACGGTCGCCGCGGCTCCATCAGCAGTCGCCGAGCCAGGAACTCGTTCGTGGCCACGCCGTTGGGGCTCATTGCGCCGCCGGTTGACGCTTCGGTCGTGCGGCTGACGCCGACCGTGGGATTGTCGGAGAGGTAAATCCGGTGAATCACGCCGGCCACGCGGATCGTGAACTTGTCGTACAGCTTGTCGGTGCCGGAGTCGTCGTAAACGCACTCCTGATCGAATCGCTTCGTCAGGCATTTGCGAATCTCGACGCCGTTGTAGATGACCGAAGTGCTCATCGCGTGCCACCTCGCTTGGGAGGGGCGTTGCGATCGCGATAGCGCTTGGCCAGGTCATTCAGGGTGCTCTGCCACGGTCCAGCGGTGGGTGGCGGTGTTTCGGCGATGATTTTCAATCTGCGACCAATCGCTTCAATCACTGCCAGGCCCTTGCCCAGCAAAGTGAAAAGCTTTACTGCGCCCAGACCTACCGTGTTCATCAGGTTCGTGGCGATGTTTTGCACCGGCTGCCAGGCGTCACGCATCTCGTTGACCGCATCGACCAGGGCCGTGGTGCTGCCGCTGGTGGCCGCGGCTTGCTGGCGGGTGCGCAAGAGTTCGCCGCGGGTGAGCCGGCCATAGGACGATGCGATCGCACCGTTGAACGCCTTGAGGTGCCGGAGTTGTTCGACCTGGCTGTCGGCTAGTTTCTTGCTGATGCCAACCAGACTGACGAAGGTTCCAGCGAGCAGTCCGCCCGCGAGGGATGCCCCCTTGAGGCCCGACAGCAGCATGGATCCGGGGTTTAGTTTTCCTGCGACGTTCTTGGCCGTGTCCGTCTGCTGCTGGCGAGCCGCGTCGCCGCCGCCGGGCTGTAGTTGCGGTTGCGACTGCTGCGTGGCCTGCGCCATCGTCATGCGGCCGGAGAGGATGCTGCCGAAGCTGTTTTTGTTCTGCGCGACCGACTGGGCGAACGACTTCGGTTGAACCGGTGGCTGAATGGGCGTGACCCTGGGAATTAGCTGGTCGGGCGTAGGCTGGTTCGGGCGCCGGCCCATGAGCGACGCCGCGCGGGTGCTGACGGCGCTGGCCACGCGCCGTAGGACGCCGCCGGACGGCTCGCCGGATTCAGCCGCGGCAGCCGCCGGCTTGGCCAGTTCCCCGAACCCCTTCGCGCGCGAGGCGGCGCTGATCGCACTCGCGCCGATGCGCGAGGCAAGCAGTCGACCGATCAGAGCACCGATGATAGGGGCTGGCATGCTTACGATCCACTTCGCGACAGGTCTTGCTGATACAGGGCTTCGGCTTCGGCTGCGTCATTGGCAATGGCCTCATAAAAGGCCTTATCGATCTTCCCGCCCAGCGAGTCTTGGATCGCCTTGAGCACGCCCGCCGCTCGTCGCATTTCCTCGCGGGTGACATTCAAGGAGAGTCCAACTTGGCACTCGTAATCGATGTTCCCAAGGACGCCGGAGCCGTAGCATCCGGCTAAGTCGGCTGCCCATTGCCATTTTTTTTTAAACCGTCAACGTAGGTCAGAAACTGGTTGAGCAGGTCAATCGTTTCGGTTTCGGTCAGTCCGTCGCGATTGGCGTCGCTGAATGCCTCAACACCGAAGATCTCGCGGGTGGCTTCGACCACAATTGCCGACGCATCGTTCTGCAGCTCCGGCTGGTCGGACGCGAGCTGCTCGAGGTGCACTTCCAGGTTGAGTTTCGGATGCGACGCCATGGCCCGCATGATCGCAATCGGATCGGCGTAGCGGGCGCGCGTGCCGTCCGAGAACCGGAAGATCTGGCGATTGAGTCGTTTGCGGAATCCGAACATGCGGTTTTGCTTAAGTGGTGGTCGAGTTGAAGAGCACGCCATCGCTGAGATTCTTGTAGGCAATGGCCTCTTGAACCCACGTCGAGTACTTCGTGCCCTTGTTGATTTCGTGCGGCTCCAGAAACATGCAGATCGGGAAGTTCAGCGGCCGCGTGGTCGTGATCAGGCAGAGCCGGGTGAATTTCGATCCGGCGATCAAAAGGGTTCCGGGTGCGCCGACCGTGCCGACCGTGCCGCCGAGCAGGCGAACGCGCAGCTTGTCGGCGATCGCTTCGTCCCACTTGGTCATCTCCAGGCGGATGCGGGCCGTCTCGCCCATGTACTGGACGTCGGTATCGGGGCCGTTTTCGCCACCGTTGTCGTCGGTTTTGACGCCGACCTTGTACGGTTCGAACGTGATCTGCGCGCCGTCACGGGTATAGCCGAGCGTTTCGAGAGCTCCAGCATTCGTGCCGACCTTCACCAGACAGGCACCAGCAACGTTGATGATCTCTGCCATGATGGTTTAGCCGCTCTGGCTTCTCCGGGCGGGATAGTAGGGTCGGGCCATGTCGCGAATCAGATCGAGCTGCTGCACTTCGACCACCGAAGGCGACGCATAGCTCGGGGTGCCGGCGTCCGCATTGGCTTCGACGTTGAAGATCGTTTCGCCTTTGCGGAGCTGACCCAGATACATGTCTTGCAGTTCGAGGGCGGCCTTGTAGTCGTCGACCTGGTACAAGGGCTTGCGGGCGAACAAGATTGCCATCGCAATCTCGCACTCGATCAGCTTGAGGAACGCTGCCGAGTTGCCCGTAAGCCCTGCCAGATCGTCGACGCTGTACCTGCCCCCTCGCAGCGTTGACGCTTCGATCATGCCGGCGGCACTGTCGAGCGCCGCTTGCACGCGTTCCCCCGCGTCGGTTCCGTTGTCGAGCAGGTCCGATTCGTCCGCCTCAATGCCCCCATCGCTCACAAGAGCCGAGATGGTCTCGGGACTCTTGCGATTGATGAGGTCTTGAGGCGTTGAATAGGACACGGCGAAACTCCGGTCGCGATGCGCGGGGCCTGGTTACGACTAGGTTGCGCCGGTGAAGGCGAAACCGCTGGCGGGAGCGGTGACCACCATCGAGTAGTGATCGACCACGCGGCCGAGCGTGCGGCGGTTGTCGGCATCGTGCTTCGTCTCGACGGTCATGTCGTCGTTTTTCACGACGAACAGGGTGCCGGTGGAGAACGACGGCGAACCGTACACACCGACCAGGCCGCCCGGGCGAGCGGTGATGAACGGCGTCGCATCGCCCAGCACGAACGAGGTCGCACGCGTCGCGCCCTTCTTACTGGTCACCTTGACCGCGTCTTCGACGACGATCTTGACGCCGGCGTAGTCGACCGGCAGACCGAAGCGGCGATTCGCTTCCGGGCCGTCGAGGTTGCCGCGGATGTAGTCCAAGGCAAACGGCGAGCCCTTCACGAAGTCGGCGATTTCCTGGCTCTCGCCCATTTCGGACGCGAGGTTCGGATTGATCACCAACTGCAGATCGTCCGCACCGACTACGCTGCCCGTCGCCTGGAGGATGGCGCGAACGGCGTAGTTGATCGACTTCTTGATGTACAGGTTCGAAGTCGTCGCATCCGGCCACTGGCCACCGCCGGCGGTCGTGGTGCTCGCCGTGTTGGTCGACTGGTAGTTGCCAGTCGTGGTCAGCGCGGTGACGGCGGCTTGCGTGCGGGCCGTCATCGCCTGCTGGGCCTTCAGTTCGCAGTGGGCGCGAATCATGTCCCACGCGGCGCTGCCGGTGGCAATGTCGCCCAAGCGGAAGCTGGGGGCGAATCGCTTGGCCCGGAACGGCAGGAACTCGAACGACTCGTTGCCGTCCTCGCCGGTCGGGGCGTCATTGCCGTCCGGCCAGGCCATTTGCGAGAGGTCGGTGCCGAGAATGCGCATGCACTCTTCGACGGTCAGGTTCAGGTAGTAGCCGATCGGCTGTTCGACCGGCACGATCTGCAAGTAGCGGTTGATCGCGAACTTGTTCGGGTTACGCGAAAAGCCCACCACGAGCCGGTTCGTCGCTTCGTGATTGGGCACGAAGGTGTTGTATCCACTGGGGTAAACAGCGGTCATCTTTCATGGCCTTACACCTCGCACCGGTGCCCGTTGTTCGCACGTTTTTGTTTAAGGCGGCGTGGCTCAGGGTGCGAACCCAAGCCCGGCTGGCCGGCCGTGCCGCCCTTGTTTCCAGCTGGACTAGATGAGCATGAAGACTTGCGGTTGCACCTGAACGCGAACCTTGGTGCCAGCCGCACCCGATTGCAGGGCCCGAGCGCCAACGCGGTCCTGGTCGGTGGTGCAGGCGATGCCCTTGCCGTTGGCATCTGCCTTGAGCAATTGGCCCGCGGTGCAACCACCGGAGCCGAGCTCGAGCAGGCACACATCGCCCGGGCCGTGCACCCGGAGGTGATCGCCGACGGTCGCTGCCTGCGTCGAGTTGTCAAAGGCGCGGGTGCCTTCCTGCGAGATGCCGTCGACCAGGTCGCCTTCGGTGCCGGCGCCGGCCGTCGCCTGGAAAACGGTGTGGTCCGCCGGGGTTTGGCCCGTGGCGGACATGCTCACGAAGCGGCACGGAGCAATGGTGCCGCCCGCGACGAAGTTCGGAGAGCTATTCATGGAAAAGTTCCTCGGACGCGTTTGTTTTCGATCAAGAGCGGGCGCCGAACGCCGGAGCCCGCGGGTTGTTACAAAAGGGATGGCTGGAGCTACGCTGCGGCGCCGAGTTCCTTGTCGACTTCGGCTTCGATCTCGTGGTAGCCCTTGTGCACGCCCTCGCGGGAGTACGTTTCGATCTTCTCGCGAATGCGGCGGTCGCGCGCTTCGGCCCGCTTTGCGGTTGCGGGCACTGCAAGGCGTTCGGTCGGCAGCGGCGGACGGCCGACCGGATTGCGGGCGTAGTTCGTCTTGATCAATTCGACGTGCTCGTTCCAGCGGGCGTCGTCGAACATGTCGGCCCGTTTCAGCTCGGCCTCTTCGTCGAAAACGAACTCGTTGGCCAGCTCGCGGATTTGCGAGTAGCGAACCACCTGGCGGTTGGTGCCTTCGATGGCAGCCACGCGGCTTTCGAGCGACTTGTTCGCCGCGGTGAGCCGCTGGTTTTCGGCCTCGATGCGGCTGTAGCGGATCTTGTCCGCTTCCTGCCGGCGATACAGTTCTTTCTTTTCGTCGTCGTTCATTTCGGGCTCGCTGTTGCGCTCGACGGGCGTGCCATCGGCAGGCGTGGCATCGGCCGGGGGCTGGTTGTCGTCGAGCTCCGGCTCGGCGAAGTTTTGGGTGGGGGCGGCGGCCTCGACTTGCGTCGGATCGCCCTTGGCCTGCTCGGCCTGCATGAGCTTGGTCACGTATTGCATGGGAGCCGTTTCCATGACGGCGGCCACGATTTGCTGGATGTCTTCCGGGGCCAACATGCCAGGGGTCTCCTCGTTTTGTGGTTTGCTGTAGCGCTCTTTGTCGTCGGCGCCGGGGACGAAGGTATTTCCGCCGCTCGGGAACACGGCGGAGTAACGCACGACGGGCGTGCGGGGATTCGCGCGGGAATAGACGAGCCCCAGATCGCGGCGGGGCATCTCAGAGCCGAGCACCGAAATGGGATCGAAGAAGCGATCCTTCAAGTCCGGCTCCGCCCACAACTCGACGCTGCGGCGCGGATGGCTCTTTGCGACGTCGGCGTCTTCCTTGTAGATGGCCCAGTTGCGGGCGAAGATGCACGGCCGCGGGTTCTCTTTGCCGAGCTCGGCCACGTAGTACGGGCCCGCCATGCCGATCGCCGGCTGCGGCTTGGTGCCGTTGCGCCGCTCTTCGGGCGTGGGCGTATGGCCGACGCAAATGGCCGTGTAGTCCCCCGTGTCGCGGATGCGGCGATTCTGGTTCTCGCAGATCGCTTCGAGCACCGCGCGGTTGTATTTGATGCGGCGAACGCCGGTTGCGTTGCCCTCGGCGTCGCGCTTGATGTGGCCCGTCTCGTCGCGCTCCGGCTCCGTATCCTCGTGCTCATCGAAGATCGCCACGTCGTGGATGATCTCGAACTTGTCCGGATCAAGCGGCGGGTAGATGCTCGGGTTGTCGAGTTCGGCGGTTTGCATAGCGCAAATAAAAAAGCCCGCTGCAAAATCCTGATGGACTTCGCAACGGGCTTCGTGTGTCGATTGGCCTGTTGAGTTATGTTGCCGGCCTGTCCGGCGATGGCTTAGGTTATTCGGCTTCGTGTTTCGATTGTCCGCTTAACCCGGAATTATCGTCTCTTGGGTTGGCGTTCGGTCGTTACTACGCTTACGTCGCCCATTCTGCCGTGTAGCAGGGGAACCCGGATTTCAAACTCGCCGGTAAACTCCTCTGAAACCGAGTCAGCAAAGGCATGTAGCTTTTGGCGAATGTAGTCCACCTGGGTCAGGTTGGACTCTCGCATGGCTTTAACGTAATCGTCTTGGCGATTCATTGTCAATAGTTTTTGACTTTCCCTGGCGGTCGGCCGATAATCTTTGAAGCCTCCAGTTGGAACACGATTCGCGCGGCTAATACCCGCGTCGCCTCGGACGTAATGAATCGCGGCCAACCGGGGGTTTTCTTTATGCCTTCACCTTGTAGAGCGTGACGGCCGCCATCTGCCTCCGCCCAGTGCGGACTTCTTCAAGATAGTAAATGGTTCCATTGAACCGCTTTCTGTACATCACCGTCGGTGCATGTCCCGGTTTCGCGTTGGGTGGCGCGGCAATCTCATCTGGGCTTGCAATGATCTCGGGGATGCGGCCAATGTCTTCGTGTGACAGCGCAACCTGGCCGGCACGGAACTCGCTTCCCTCTCCGTGCCGTGACAGCATGTGCAGGACCGCGCTCTGGTCAATGCTGTGCACGAAATCCGGCGTGATTTTCGCTCCAGTGATTTTTTCGATTGATTCGCGATGAGCATCCGAGACAGTGCCCAATTCGACCCACTGCCGGCCTTTGGCGGGATTTCCTAATGTGGAATCGGCAAGCAAATCCTGAATGGATGTGTGGGTTGGCTTTGCCTGTCGGTCTTTCCATTCACCGCCACCGGAAGTGAATTTTCCGTCCTCGTCACGAGGATGGTCGCTTTCGTCGAATAGCCCGCGCTGGCCGGCGTACCGCTCGGGGTCACCAGATCGAGCAAATTGGGTTGGCCCGCTCGGTGCCCCGTCGCTTGCGAGATCGTCCGGCTTTTTTTCCACCATGTCGCCCAGCTCTTCCTTGATCGTCGCCTCCATGCCGGGCGCAGCGTCCGCCTTCGTCCCCGGCACGCTCACCGAAGTCGCCGTCGAACCTTCTTGCCGGCCGGCGCCGCCGTTCCACAGATACGGCTCGCCGTCTTCGGGCATGGCGGCGCTAATCGCTTCCATCACGTCCTTCTCGCGGATCTTCGCGCCCATGTTGTAGGCCCGTTCGTAGGCCGCAAGCTGCTCGTCGGCGTTCTTATTCTCGGTCTCCAGCACAAACCGCACGTCGACGTTGGCCGAGTCGCGATCGTTCAGAATCTTGAGCTGATCGATCACGTCGGTGGTGATCGTCTCCTCCAGGTTGGTCGCGTCGTACTTGACGATATCGAGCATCGTTTGCAGGTGGAGCTCAGCCACGCCCGAACCCAAACCCGTGGCCGCGGCTTCGCTGGTGAGTGTCTGGCCGAGAATGTACCGCTTGATCTGGTGCCCGAAGTATTCGCTCAGCACGCGCTGCAGGGCTTCGGCGCCGGCAGCCCCCGGCTCGATGTGCTCGACAAAGTAGCTCCGCTCTTCGCCTGGCTTCACCGGGAAGAGGACGATGTTTTTACGCCCGTTGCGATTCTTGGCGACTGCCTCAGCCTGGGCCTTGCCCTCGGGGTTGCCGTCGTCGTAGTACCAAATCTCGAAGCCCAGCGCGGACCGTTCCAAATACTCCATGAAGAGCGCTAGCAGCTCTTGCTTCTGAAACCACGTCCAGTAGATGCGCGAGCGAATGCCAATGCCGTGAATCGAGCCGGACGAGAGCGGGTCTTCGTAGGCCGCGTCTTCGATCATGTGCTTGTGCACGGCCATCAGGTTGCGTTCCCACGGCGCGAGGAACACCGCCAGGCCCGCTTCGGTGGCCACGACAGTGCGATCGCCGATGATATCGCCGGCCTTGTGCTGCGGACCAACTCGCACACCCACTTGGTCTTCCGCGTGTTCGTTGCGGCCATCGTCCATCCGAAACACGAGCTTGTCGCCCATGACCGGCAGCCATTTCTTGATGTAGAGATCCTTGCGGCCGTCACGCACGACGAACCCGAAGCGGTGCTGATTGGCCTGCCGGCCATACCACAGCGCGTCGGAAATGCTCCGGCGGTATTCGGTAAACCGCGGAGTCCGCTTGAGGATGCTCGTCAGGCGCGTTTGCAGCGCCTTGTGCTCGGGCATGTCGGGCCCGTCAACCTCGATGTGCCAGTTGAGACCGGCCACGCACCGCTGCCGAGCCTCCAAACATTCCATGATCAACAGGTCGTTGCGCATGAAGCGGGCGTTGTCGAGCGAGTCCTTGTAGGCCTCATCGGGATTGCGATAGGCCCGCGCGATGGAAGACACCAGCCCGGAGAACGTGTGCACCTGCGGAATCGCCCAGCGGCCGAGATTCGGCGGCATGTTCGGCATGCTGGCGCCCGGGTCGCGGCGGTCCGAATTGCCGTACGGGTCCGGACTCTGCACGCGGACGCGGGCTTGCTGGGCGTTCTCGCGAGACGAGGGCTGCGGTTTTCCGTTGGAATCGGCCATGTTTGCCTGCCTGGTGGTGGGCGGTTAAAATCGCGGCATGCCGGAGAAAGCCCCTACATGCTGGTCGTGTTCAAAGTACGTCGGCTCGGGTCATTCACTCGACGGCGGCCACACGATTCATCTCTGCGAACCGTGTTGGAATAAACTCTCGGTCTATCAGAAGGTTCACCTGCAACTCACGTGTCGGTCGGTTGCGGACGGTGGCATTGGTCTGCGGGAAGCGGCGGAGCGGTTTCTGTCTGCGATTGAGCATGCGGAAGACCGGAACTCGCCAGGAATTTTTCCAGGGCGGAATTAGTTACGCGCCATCCGCCCCTGCCCGTGTACTCGATCGTCACCTCGGCTCCCTTGCCAAGGTGCCCCTCTTCTCCGAGCTTCGGAGTACCGTGAACCACGATGTGTACGCCGAGTGGTTCACGTGATGTTTGCCCTGGAAAATCTGGCATGTCTCGGCCGCGATAAAACACGATCGTTCCCTGCCCCGTGTAGTTTTGGCCAACAACGACGCCGGAGCACTTGCGCACCATTGGCTCGCAATACCACATATCCGCCCTGTCGGTAAGCTGCCATGCGTGAACAGGGACGGCTTTATTCGGCACTGGCGACGGAGCTGGCATCGTTCCGGAATACATTGCTACCTTTCGTTTGGCAGTAAACTTCTGAACTCTCGCGCGGACCGCCCCACGCCCTGTCGCATCGTCCGCCCCTGAAACGCGCCAGGCCCAACAGCACGGCGTGGCACGTACGTCACCTTGCCCATCCGCTTGCCGGTTTGGATGTTCACCACGTCGGCCACGCTGGCGGCGACCAGCTTGTAATCGAACTTGTGGCCGTACGCCGTGCCACGAATGCGCAGGTTGTCCCAGATCGCCTTGCCCTTGCTGCCGGCGCTGCGGATGCGTTCGAACACGCGCGGCGGAACTCCGCTGTAGTCGTAGGTCGGCCCCGCGCCGCCACGTTTGCCCACCACTGTTTTGCCGAGCGAACCTCTGACGCGTTTCTTGCCGCGGTGCCCCTTGCCGCTCAGTGAGGCGTGGCTGATCGCCGTGCCCAGATACTGAACGCGCATCGTCATCGTCTGGGAGTCGTAGCCGATCGCGTAGACATTCGACGACGTGACGAGTTCCATCGGCACGTAAAGGTTGCCGGGGAATGCTCCGGTTTCGGGCGTCGGGCCTTGCTGCTCGCCGGTGGGCGTGACCGTGGGGATACTTGGATCGCGAGGCGCACCAGTGCGAGGCGCTTGCGGCGGGGCGGCACCGGTTCTCGCGCGTGGCGCAGTTGGCTGCGGCTGAAACGGCGGCGCTGCGGTCGGCATCCGCACTTCGAAGCCGACTTCCTTGAGCAGCGCCACGGCATCGTCGACGGCCGACTTGGAAACCGGCACCTTCGATAAATCCTTGGCCGTGACGAGAGCTTTGAGCGCCCGCCCTGCCGGGCCGAGCTGCTCAAGTAGCTCCCGCATGAATCCGCTGGCTCCGCCGCCGCCGGCGAGCTTTACGACTTCGCGCGAGAATGCGTCCGCCGGCAGCTTCGACTTGACCAGTCCGCCCCAGGTGCGCGGCTTGGTGCGCACGGCCGAATTAGCCACCGACCGCAAAGTCGGATCGCGCCCCAGCACGTCGCCGAACTTGGCCTTGAGCTGATCCATCCGCTTGCGCGCGGGGAGGTTCGCTAAGGCCTGGGCGGCCGCTTGAATTGCTCGGCGTAGGCTGGGGGTGCTCATGCTGACCTTTTACGCCAGGTCGTCTTCCGAATCGTCTTCGGCCACCGCCGGAGTTTCGGCTTCGTTCGGACCTTCGACCGACGACTCGGCCGGGGTCTCTTCGACTGCCACTTCAGCAGCAGGTTCTTCGGAGGCCGGTTCGCTTGCCACGTCCGCCGGCTCTTCGGAAACCGGTTCCGACTCGGGCTCTTGATTCAGCGGCGACTCTTCCACCGGCTGCTGCTCGCTCGTCTGCGGCGACTCCTCGACAGGCTCGTCGCTGGCCGGCTCGCTGGGCGTCGGCTCAGTGCCCGCCGTTTCGGGATGCGTCTCTTCGGCCGGCGCCGCCTCGGGTGCCGGCGTCAGCGCCGCGAGCGCCGCCATTGCCTTGTCAAGTTCCTCCTCGGCCATCTGAATGCCGATCTTCGAAGCGTTCAGTGACTTGAGGTTTGTCAGATTGGTTTCGAGCCGTTCGACTTCGGACTCGGCCCACTGGCGCTGTTCTGCCAACGATTGATCGACCATGAGTTATCGTCTCCCTGAAAAACGGATGGATTCTCGTTGTGAGTAACCTTGGGAAATGCTCTCGGGCTTGCTACGGGCGCCCATCGAGTCGTGCCAGATCGCGTAACGCATGGCGTCGATCGCGTGATCGTCCCACTGCACGGGAATGTCTTGGGGGTTGCGCTTCCGCTTGCCTTCGATTGGTTCTTGCCACTTGTAGGCCCGGAGTTCGCGGATCAGGTTTTCGCACTTCGCGAGCACGTAGAGTTTCGGCCGCTCGTCACCTTGCACCATCATCAGCGAGCGGAGATACGAGATCTGCACGCCCAGGCGGTCGCTCTTGTTGACCGGGATAAAGTACGGCCGCTTTTTGTCGTCGACGCCGGCCAGGCGGTTGAGGTGATCGATCCCACGCGGATCTTCGTTGTCGCAGTACGTCGGGCCGTAGTGCGGGTTGTTGTACTTCCACGTCCGCTCGCCCATGCGCTGGGCGTGATACTCGATCGGCTTCTGCGATTCGAAGTGCTCGTCGAACACGTAATAGCGGCCGTCGGGATCCTTGGCGATCCACATGCACGCCAGCGGATTCGACCAGCCGAAGTCGAGACCTCGGATTGCAAACCATCCCGGCGGCAACTCGTGCCGTTCGAGTTTGGCCGCAATGTCGCCCTCGATGCCCTTGGATTTCGAGCTGATGACGTGAATCTTCCGCACGAACTCCTTGAACACCTGGCCGGAGAAGCCAGCGAACGCGCCGGTGGTGCGAGTTTCACGCTCGTCTTCGGGAAGGCCTTGAAGGAACTTGCTGGCCCACTCTTGGACCTTGCCGGTGTTGTTCTTCAGCACGTTCATGCGGAAGAACTGCCATCCCGGCCGCGGCTCGTCATAGAGATCGGCCCAGCGGGCGTCGCGGATGTGAATCGGCGTGAAGTCGGCCCAGCCCGGCGAGTCGTAATCGCGGCAACGGACCTGGACTTCCTCCACAATGTCGAGCGGACACTCCTCGTTGAACCAGTAGCCGCCGATCGATCGCCCCTGCATGAGCGATGCACCCTGATCGTAGCTCTTGAACTCGAGCACCCACCCCGTGCGGTTCGGATCGTCCGGGTGCCTCAGCATCACGGCCCGGGGCCAGTTGCGCGCGGGGATGTGCCAGTGGATGTGGCGGATGCGATTCTTGGGGATCAGCGAACAGAGTTTTTCATCCCAGCACGTGGCGCAAGTCTGCTCAAACGTCTCGCCCAGAATCCAAAACGGGCAATTGTCCCGGTGCGGCCGCGTTTCGAGCACGTAGCGAGCCGTCTTGACCGCCGCGCAGATCGTTTTGCCGCTGCCATTGCCGCCAACGGCCACAGAGAACGTGGCCTTGCTGTTGAGAAACGCCGTTTGTTCGTCGAACTCTTCGGGTGAATCGGGGCGCGGCTGAAAGCGAGCCAGCGGCGTCAGCGAGCGATGGTACTTGCGCAGCAGATCCCAGCGGCCCCGCGCGACGAGGGCTTTGACGTGCTCAGTGGTGAGACGCGATGCAACCATCACTCGTCGGATTCGTCGCTGTCCTGCATTTCCTTCTGCCACTTGGTGATCACACTCTTGACTTTCCGCAGCGGCAGTTCCACATCGCGGGCGATCGCCGTCACGTCCTGGCCGTTCTCGAACAGGGCCACAATCCGGGCGTCGACGTCGACTGGCTCAGACGGCGCGGGCTCTTCGTCGTCGCCGTCCTGTTTGATCTTGACCTCGAGCTCGCCGATCTGCGGGGCCACTTCCTGTCCGCGGCGGACGAAATCTTCGCCATAGATTTTCTCGGACACCGATTGGCCGCCCTGATTGACAACATCCGTGGCGTTCATTGACAAATTCGCACCCATCAGGGTTGCCAATTGCGGGAGCAGTTCCGCCCAGGCCTCTGGCGACGTGCCGTACTGCTCGGCCTTGATGCGTGCGATCTGGGCGACGTTCGCGCGGTCGCCGATCAACTGCTCGAGCGTGGCGGACTCTTCCGTCGGCGGTGATGGCTGCTCTTCATCGCTCCAGCTCGGCGGCGCGACGAAACCCAGTTCGGCCAGGCGTTGCTGATCCATCTTCGCCACGTGCTCGGGAGTGAGAACGCTGCCGGGGTTGGCTAGCTCCTCTTCCAGCCGGACGATATCCGGCTCGCCGTCTTCCTTGAGGATCCGCCACATGCGGGCGATCTGGCGCGCAGAAACCTTGTCGGCCACGAGCTCGGCCGGCGACTTGATCGGCGGCAGCACGGGTGGCAACTTCATGCACGCTTCGTTGGCTCGCTGGCGCGCGGTCCAGAACCTGGTCGGCGGGTCGCTTTCGCCGGACGAATCCCAGGCGACGTACTCTCGGGCCAGCTCTTCCATCTCGCGCGCGGCGATCGGCAGAATCCGGCGATCGTAGGCGTTCTGCCACGCGTCGAAAGCCTGCCAGTATTCGACCGGCACGGGTTCGCCTTCCTCTTCGGACTCGAGCCAGGCGTTGAACTGTTCGGCTTCCGCGCGGGCCAGCTCGCGAATCTCGTCGGCTTCCGTGCGCTCAATCGCTTCCGTCGCCATTGTCGTCTCCAGTGTTCTCGAGGTATTCGAGGATTTCTTTTTCGATCTGCTCGGGCGGCTGCTCGGGATCGGTTTTCGGTGGTTCGTCGTTACGCGGCCGGAAGCCGGGGATCGCATGATTCAGTAACGCGAGCAGCACCACGTCAGAGCGTTGCGATTCGTAGTATGGCTCACCGGTTTCTGGATGGATGTATGGCGTCCCGTCGCTTTTAAACTTGTACTTCCTTAGGCCAACTGTTGCCCGGTGAACTGCTTCGTCCATCAGCACTGCTGGTGCCATCTCGTTCTTTGCAAGGGAGAAAGCATCCCGGTACCTGTCTCCCGCGACTCCTTCCTCTCTAAGCCATGCGTAGTGCGACCAGCGATTTATCTTGGCCGCAGTGGCCGCGTGTTTAACATCGCCTCCTGTAATCACCAGTGCCGCAAGAAACGCCCTCTGCCTTGCAGTCACGAGCGGAAAGATCTTTGGCTCCCGCGGCTTCTTGATCGCCTTCCTCGCTTGCTTCTTCCTTGCCACACGCGAATGCCTCTCGGGTTCGATTGGTGCCGGCAGCTTACTTGATGCACATGATCTCGTTGTTTTCCAGGTCCGTGCCGCTGTCCCAGATTTGCTTGATGCGCTGGTCGAACCGATAGCCGGCAACTGCAGTCAATTCGTCGGTACTTCCGTCAAGGCAGGTGAACTTGATCGTCCCATCAGCCTTCCAGATGATCGCGCGTGTAACAAACTCAAGGTCCTCCGTATCGCTTTTCACGCACGCGAAGACGCCTGTGCCTGGCTGCGTGATGTCGCCTGATTTCACCGGATAAAGGTCTTTGGCAGGCATGCTTGCTCCTTAACCGTTAAAGTCCAATCTTGTGTCCAAGTGCCAGCGGTTGAATTGCGCCTCCAGTGGCGAGCGGCCCCGCATACACGCTATTGCCAACCAACGCCAGCATCTCGGTAGGGGTCAGCGCTGTGTCAAAGATCATCACGTCCTTGAAGCTGATGGAGGCGCTGTTCGCGTCGCCGTCAGCGCGGCAGCCAATGCTGAGCGGATTCGTGCTGTCGTAGTCGGTGCCGCTCGTCCAGTCGTCGCCCTGCACGGTGCCAAACGATACCGGCCCGTCGAGGCTTGATGGCGGCACGAGACTGCCGGGCCACGCTTTGGAGTACATACTGCACGCTGAGCCATCGCCATTCGCCACAAACGCCACTGCGTAGGTCGTGCCGTTCACAAAGGTCGTTGCGCCAGAATGCGCGCTGATCCGAACTGTGCTGGTCGGGTTGATGAAATAACTCAGCCCGAAGTTCAGGCGGCCGGACGTGTCGCGAAAGATCGTGAAGCCGTCATTGCTGCCCGTGCTCACTCGATTATCCAGCACGATCTCCTGGGCATTGCCGGTCGTGTGATTGAATTTCAGTGCGCCGATCACGACCGTAAATCGGCCGGTCTTCTGCATGAAGTCCCAGGTCGTGTTCGCGCCGGGCGTGCGCCAGCCGGGAGTCGCGCCGTCGCTGGTCTTGCGCAGGATGCGGACCATCGGGCCAGCTGCCGAGTCTTTGTCGATGATGGCGTTGCGGAACAAACTGCCGCTGGCGTTGGCGAATAAGACGTCGGATACGTAGTCCATGATGGACGCCACGGTATTGCCTTGCAGCAACCCGAAAGGGCTAATCCCCGCAGCCTTATCTGCACTGATTCGCATTCCGCCATCGCAGGTCGTAGCAAGCCAGAACTTGCAGTGGCTGCCGTGAACCGTGATCGGATTCGTCGCAGGCATGTCGTAGCCAGCAGCGTAGCGGGAGAGTGAAGTCTTGATGCTGTCGGCAGTGAGGAACGTCGACGGATCAGTGATGGCACGGGTGAACCGCATGCGATAGAACACCGTGCCCGAGGCGATTGGTGCAGTCCCATCAGGTCGAGCCCCCAGCGTCGAGGCAAGTTGGTTGGTGGTCGTTGCCGTCGTGGTGTCGGTGACCGTTCCGCCTTCCTGAGTGCCGTCGCACCAGGCTTTCATGGTCTTGTTGGTGGCGTCGTACTGGATAACCAGGGCTTTCGGCTGCGTGCCTTGGGTCAGGTCCGTCGTCATCGTGACGACCGGCGTAAGCACATTGTCTGAGACTCTGAACAAGCCCACCTTGCCGGCAGATGTTGTGGCAAAGCTCCAGCCTGCGCCACTGGCGTTGCGATTGGTGACGATTGTCTGCGTCGCTGAGCCAGAGCCAATGTTCGAGAAGTCCGCCACCACTTCGACGGTGAAGCTGCCGTCGCGGCTCGTTAGCGCCGTTCCGCGCGTGCTGCTCGAACGCACCGGATCAATCGTGATGCCCGTGCTCCCATCCGCTACGATCCCGTTGGCGTTGTAGCTCCAGGCTGTATTCCCAAATGCTGGCGCTGGCAGGCCGTGGCTAATGACCGTGGGGCCAGTCAGCATTGCGCCCGAAGATTTCTCGTTGAAGTGATAATCGATCGAGGCCGGCGTGCCGCCAACGTCACTGCGGTTCAGCGTCACCTGCCGGATCATCTGATACTCGGTCGAGTACGCCGAGTAGTTTTCGGTGCATTCCCACACGGCGACGATCTTCCCGCCTGAGAAGCATTCGATACCTGGATAGCTGCCGCGCCCTTCGTCGATCTGCGTACTTGCTCCAAATGTCGGCGTGCCATTGGAAACGCTCACGTTCCAAATGGTCATGTTGGCGCGAATAGTTTCGTTCGGGCCGATGAAGTAGAGTTTGGAGATGTCGTCCGGGTCGACGATCATGTCGGGCTGCACGTCGCCGCCGGCGGTTGAGACGCCGATTGCAGAAGGGATGCCTGCGCCGTCTGTGCTTGTCCAGTTGATGCCGCCGTCCGAACTCTTGGCCCACTTGTACTGGCCGGCTTGCCGATCTCTGAGCGTGACGAGGATGTACGCGCCGCCATTGACGACCGCCATCGAACTTTCGTTCATGTCGTCCGAGGCGGCGTTCGATTCTTCCAGACCACCGAGGATCGTCCACGTACCGGCAGCCGAGCGCTGGATCGTGACGAAGTAGCTCACATCCACGTCCGTGTAGCGCACCACGCAGCCCACTACCACGTTCCCATTCGAGAGCGTGACGGCCGACGTTGGCAGCATGTAGACCCAGGCGGCATTCGTCGTATCGATTGGCGCCGGCATCGTGATCGGGGTCGTGTTGTTCGTTTTCACGACCGACGAGGTGATTTCCGTCCCGCCTGAGCCCGTGACAGCTCCAGCGTCCGGCCAATTTTCATAGTCGGTGCCGTTGCTATAGACCTCGAACAGCTTGACGCCGCGAGCTGCGGCTTGTGTTGGGGTGTCGGCCCAGGCAGTCCAGTAGGTGCACACCAGGCCAACCGTTCCATCGGCTAGCTCGAAGGCAGCGCCCAGTGCCAGGCGCACCGTGCTGCTGCTGGTGGGCGGGTTGGCGGTCAGAATCTCAACAATCGGACCCCACGTGGCCCCTTGGTCACTCGATACTCGGCAGGCGATTGAGAAGCAATTGGCGTCGTTCGAGGCGTTGTTGCGGATCTCTGCAAAGCTGATGAGCTTGCCGTTGGAGGTGCGCAGCAGCTGGTTCGGGATGCGCGTGGCGGCGCAGATTTGGTTGTTCGTGAGCGTAGCCGACTGGCTCTTGCTCCACGGGCCTCCCAATTTGCTGCCGTTGGTTCCGTAGCTGATTGCCACTATCGCTTCTCCAAAGAAAAGCCCGGCCGGCGGTTATCCTGCGGATGCCTCTAGCTTGATTGCGTGGGCTTTCAGGAGGCCGCCAGGTCCGGGTTCGACGCGTCTGCTACCGAGAGCCATCTCGTGTCAGGCGCGCTCGATCGCTACTTGTCTTCCTTCGCGCCCTTGCTCCCCGGCTCGAGACTGCCTTGCGAACCTGGCCGTCGCGGGTCGTAGTTCGGGTTCGGCATGAAGGGCGTGTTCGGCGTCGGCTGATAGCTGGGCATCGTTTGATAGCCCGGCGCGACCTGGTAGGGCGGAATGCCGGGCGTGAGGTACACGGGGCCGGCGGGTTTCACGGCGTACCCAATCGCGGCCACCAGTGCGGCCAGCCCCAGCAGTGCCAGGAACACATAGCCGACGGCCGTTCCTAATTTCTCCATGATTGATCTCCAGTGTCGAAAAGTGTGATTTGTGGGGTAAAGTGCCGCGCCGCTACTCGCCGGCCGGCGCGGGCTTGGGACGTGCGGCTGCTGACGGCGGCTGCAATGCGGCCACCTTCGCGCGAAGCTCAGCCAGTTCGGCCGAGTTGTCCGGGGCTGGCGGCGTTGGGCTTGGTGCGGGGTGCTGTGCGGCTTGCGCCCGCGAAACCAGGATCACCAGCACGGCAAACGCCATGAAGATCAGCACCAGCGTGATGACCAGCTTGAACACGCCCGCGATGATGTGAGCCGTCGAATAGCCCCCGAACAACGACATAGCCAGCGGGATCAGCATCAGGCTCAAAAAGCCCTTCTCTTCCTCCACGCGGGCCGCGAGCTTCTCGGAGACTTGTTTGCCGCGCACCAGCAGCACCGCCGGAGCTTCGGACGGCACCACCATGTACGGGTTCTTGTCGACCGGGATCTCCTTGACGTTGTAGGCTTCGCCGTTCTCCGGCTGCAGCTCCTTGATCTTGTTGTCGATCGCCGCCTCCACGTCGTCGCTGCGCCGCTGCTGCGGGTCGCGCACGACGATGATCTCCGGCGTGTGCATCAGGGCGTTGAGCCCGTCGCGCAGCGGAGTCGGTGACGGCGTCGGCTCCTTAGGCTCGTTTGGCAGGTCCAGCGGCGGGATTGTCTGCTGTCCGAAGCCACTGGCCGGCGGCGGATCGATCCGGTTCATCGCGTCGCCCAGCGCCTGAAGCGTGGCCTGGTCGAGTGCGGGTGTGTCGGTTTCCAGGGAGCGAAACCCGCCACCGCCGATGGTGGTCACCTCCTGCGCTCGCCCCGCGGGCAGTGCATTGCGCTGCTGAAGAACGGCCAGGTAGTGCTTGATCGCCGCGTTCACCTTCTCCTTGAACGTCTGCGGATCGCCCTCGTAAACGTACTGGAAAACCACCGTGCTGGGGTTGCCGTAGATTCCGCTGCGCGGCGGCTGCACGATGATCGTCGGGAACGCCTTGATCTCGATCGCGTTGGGGTTGCTGGGGCTCTTGGTCCAGCGCCAGTTTTGCAAGGGATCGTTGTAGTCGTAGAACGTGTAATGAGCCCACGACTCCTTCGGGTTGTCGGGGATCGCATAGGCCCGCAGGATCGGGTCGCTCTCCCACTGCTTCTTGAGCGTGTCGCACGCCGGGCAATTCTTGCGGCCGATCACGTACAAAAACCATTTGTCGACGTCGTTCTGCGGCAGAGCGGTGACCTGTCCGAAAGCATTGTTCAGCGGGTCCACGTCAGCCCGTTCGTCGGTGACGTGCTCCACCATGTCGCCGCGGCGGATCACCTCGCGGGCGTCGACTTCGATCTGCTGAGCGCTGGCGATAGAAACGCCGATGAGCCCGACAAGGGCTCCAAGGATTAGCAAGCATCGCATGGCGATTTCCTTTCCCGGACAGAGCCGGACGTTATTGGGCGGGTGGCGGATTCGCAGCGACCTGTTCAGGTTCGCGCCACCACTGAACGATTCGTGCGGGAGCCGGGGCTGGCGGATAGTCGAGGATCACGCACCATTGACCACTGGCAAGATGCAGCCGACGGAAGGCCGCATCGTCGTACTCTTGGATTCGCTGGTCGCCGTTATTGTTCACGACGTACCACTTGTTCGTGGCGGGGTCATGGCCAACGAGCGTTTGGAAGTGATTGCCACCGGCGCCGATCGCTGCGCCGCGCCCGTTCTGGCAGGCCCAGCGCATCCAGTCCCAGGTGTTCTTACCGGTGACGTTGTAGATCCGAACGTTTCGCTCTTTGGCGTAGTTGGCCACGCGGCTGGGCGAGCTGCCGCCGCGCACCCGCTTGCCGTATTCGCTGTCCCATAGCAGGTAGGCGAAGGCGCCGACGTTCTGGTCGGTGCCCGTCATGCCCTCGGAGCACTGGACGCACGAGCCGTCGGGGTTGCGGAACTTCTGCAGGATTTCCTGCGGTACGTGGAGAGCGAGCTTCGGATCGTCCCACTGGTAGGACGCGGTTTGCTGGGCGTCGGCGCTCTTACCGAACATGATCAGGAGCAGGATCAACAGCGCCGCCGTGAGCAGCCAGTTGGCGGTACGTCGCCAGTTGGCCTTGGCTTCGGCTGCGTCGAGTTCGTTCTGCATTTCGATGATCTGCGAGTTGCGGGCGTCGACGGCGCGTTGCGAGTGCTGGAGCATCCCATCCAGCTCGGTGATCCGCTGGGCATCCGTCTTGCGCCGCTCGTCATGCTCCGCGATCTTGCCATTGAGTTCGGCCCACTCTTCGCGGTTTGTGAGCAGTTGCCGGCTTTGGTCTTGGAGCGTCGTCTTGGCCTTTTCGAGCGAGTCGACCAGCCGTGCCTTCTCTTCGGCCAGGTTCACGCTGTCGCGCTCGACCTTCTGCTTGTCCTTGCGCAGCGTGTCGATCGTGCGGTTGGCTTCCGCGAGCTGCTCGTTGGCGGTTTTCAGCTGGCCTTTGAGCTCGGCGACTTCACCGGCGGGGTTTGCGGCGGCTGGTTTCTTCTTGCCCATGAACGACCTCATTTGGTTGGTCCTTGGTTAGCGGCCCGGTTCAGAAATTCAGCCACACGAGCGAGCCAAGCACCCCGGTTGCGATCCCCATGAAGGTCGCTGCTTGGCCCGCGTTTCTCCGCTCTTCGAGACTGTGCAATTCGTCAGCGGCCACTAACGCACTGTCGACCGTGACAGCGGCCGCGAGCATGGCGAGCATCAGAAGTGCGATTGCGGGAATGCTCATGACTTCGTCTCGGTCTCGCTCTTCTCCGCCGGCTTGCTCTTAACCCACGCGCGGTAAATCCACACGGCAAGCACGGCGAGTAGTTTGAGTTTGCCCATCAGGACGGTTGAATCACTTTCCTTCGGGGCGTTTGTCGAGACCCTTTTCCTTGAGAATCTCCGCCAGATCGTCGAGGTGCAGACAGTCACAGAGGCAGGCTCCGACAACCGGGCCGCCGATGATCGAGGCGATATTGCCGTTGCAATAGTCGTTGCCGGGTTTCGCATCAAACAGGATGCCCACGGCATTGATGTTCACCGGGCCGCTGCCATAGCCAGCCAGCGAAATGACCTTGTCGCCGTTCTTCGCTTCGCGGCCGTTTCGATAGTGCATGATCGCTCTCCTGGGATTGAAGTTTGGTTTGGTGATGACCGGGACGCGTTTACCGACAACCGCCGCGCCGGCAACTACGCCAGAACCCGCGCCGAGCCGGACCGCCAATCGACCGATTCCACTGCTGCGCGCCACACGCGTTGCCCGGCCCACACGCACCCTTGCGCCCATCGTCGCCCCGCTCGTGACACGGGCAGTCGATGCACTTCGTAGCCCCGCGCTGGCAGAGCGCGCTGCGGCAATTGCGCAGCGCCGTGCAGTCGCAACTGTCGTCGACGTAGGCCGGCGGCCGAACCGCGCGAAGGTCCGTGTTGGGACACGCGCCACCCTCGCACGGCAGTTTCATGTCGGGCGTTGCAAGGCCCGGCGCAGCAGCGTCAGGCACGAAGGCGAAGGCGTTATCCGCGCGGACGAATTCCCAGCGCCCGGTGATCGTGTCGGCCTTAGCCGCGGAGCAGGCGAGACCGATTGCGAGCAGAACCGCCACGGACTTCGCCGCGGAGTTTGCTGGCTGTGGTAGGCCGGTTTTCTGCACCGCCCACCAGATGCACTCGCCGAAAGAGAAAATCCACACGACGGGAATCATCGCGATGCCGATGACGCTGAGCAGGCAGACGGCCAGGGCCAGCACAAGGGCGAACGCAACCTTGGTTCGCGCGGGATCGAAGAGGCCTTGGTAGAGTTGGCCGAGTCCGGGGAAGAAAAAACTCATCAAGCAGCTAACTGCGATTTGCAAGCCCGTCATGATCACCTCGATTCCGACCCGGCAGCACCGTTGTCCGCACGAGTCTTTGTGTTGGGGCAAATAAAAAAGGGCGTCGCTGACCCATTGGATTGAGTCGGCGACGCCCTTCTCACGTTGCTGCATTGGATTGCAGCGGAGGGAATCGTTTCTGATTGTGCGTTACCGGTTACATGGCATCACGCGCGAATTGTAAAAAGGTGGCCAAAATTTAAATTCGGTCGCAAGTCGACTGAGTTCGCTCCGTCAATTCAACCGCTTGGGTAGGTCGGTGTCAAGCTTTTCACTGGAAGCCGCAACCGCATAGATCGTTCCGCCACGTCGGCTGAGCTGCGGGAATTCACCGTCTGGATCGGTTGCTATCGTTACTCGCTTCGCGTCGAACTGGAACGCAACCGCCTTGTACCCACGGGCTTGCACTGTTACGTGATTGCCTCGCTTGGTGATCACAAACGGGCCAACGTTGATTGGCTCGCCCGCATAGTCGGTGCTATTACTCGGCACGTCGCCATTCCTTGGGACTTGCGAAATACAAACATCCCCGCCGGCACAGACGGGGGATTACGGCACGAGTTCCCAGCCGCCGGCACGCGGATGGAGGCGAAAGATTCCTGGGTTGCTCCGCATGGTATCCTTGACCGCGATCTCCCGTTCGTCGATCGACAGGGCAATGGCGGACACGCCCATCGCGCCGTTCTTGGCCAGGAACTTGCGGATTTTCTCGACCAGGGTCGGATCACTCGACTGCGTCACCGCGGCGGGATCGTCCCAATTGTCGGGGGCCGGCGAGTCTTCCAGGGTCGGCTCTTTCCATCGCGGCTTGATCGCGGGCGTTGGCTTCGTGGTCGCCTTCGCGGGTTTCTCTTCCGCGTCCGCCAATCGGTAGAATCCTCTGCCCATCTGGAGGTAATCAGGGCCGTCGAGCACAGCGCGCACAGCCGCTTCGTCGAATCCCAGCTCGGCGCAAATCTGGCTCACGCGTCGGGCAACGCCTGCCTTCTCCAGAAACGCGCGAACCTCTTTCGCCGCGTTGCGGGCGGATTTCTTGACGGGCTCAGCAGCAAGCCGCTTTGGCTCCGGCGCACGCCTGACGGTCATCGTGGGCGTCTGGTCGTGAGCAACGTCGCCTTCGTCAGCGGCGAGTCGCTCGGCCTGCCTGTCCATCGCGAGCGCAGCCAGTGCAAACACTTCCTCTGCGGTATCGCATTCGACGACGGGCGGCCGATTGAGTGTGATGCGGTAGCTCATGACCGCCCAGCATAGCACCCCAGAGCACTCGACCTTAAGGGGCCGAGAGAAGATTTTTTTCGAGTGGTGCTAGCTCAATCTCCGCACCAGCAATGCTGCGCGGCAGGGTTCGAACCTGCCGTATTAACCAAAGGCTGCCGGCCAAGCGTCGGCCGGTGCGATTGCTCGCTATGGGTCGCTACCCGCATCAAGCCCGCGCAGCGAGTCCAATCATAGCAGATGCGCCTGCGCGGCGCCGTGGAGTTGGGCGGGTGTCATGAGGTGTCTCACTTCTTTTTGCGCTCGACGAGGATCAATTGGCCAATCGATGGTCTCGATGTATGCCGCGCTTTCGACGCGCTCAATCGCTCCAGCACTGCATCCACCGCCATCCGTAGCAGCGAGTCGACGGAGAGGCCGTACACCTCCGCCTGCCCCTTGAGCACGCGCAGCTCCGCTGCCGTGACCTTGACGCTCACCGTCTTGTATTCAGCGGGACGGCACTCGCGGCAGATTGTCTCTGCGCGGGTCTCCGCCCAGAAGCGATGCCCGCAGGTCTCGCATGTCGGGAATGGCTGGCTGGCTCGGAGCATTGGAGTTGGGCGGGTTCAAAATTGCAAAAAAGCCGCATCGCTAGGATCGGGAAATCACTGCGATGCGGCTGGAATGTGCTCGCCCCATTTCAATCTAGTTTGCGAGCACACCCTTAGGATATTGGAGCCGCGCCGCCGGCTGATCCAGGCGACAAGCCCGGACCAAGCCGGGCGGCGCGGAAAGAGGATTGGGCTACCAGCGATAGTACTGGCCGTCGCTCGCGCGGAAGCTCTCGCAGGTCTCCTTGCCGCCGTCGATCATCTCGCCCTCCAGCTCCATCAGGATGTCGGCCGAGATGTCGTCGCGATCAATGGTCCGCCAGCAGTGGCCTTGGCCGCCGCTCTTGTCGAGCTGGACCACGTTGCCGCAGACGGTCGTCTCCTCAGAGGACGGTCCTTTCCAAAGCTCCCAGCCGCCGCTCAGATGGGCAGACGTGCCGGCGTGATAATTGTGGACCGGCGATAGATCGCGGACCATCGTGCAGCCAGCGGCTTCGAGCGCGGCTTCGAATTCACCCTCGCTCATACCCGACGCATCCTCGATATCCAGGTCGTCCTCAGCATCGGTGTCAGCGTCGTCGATCCATTGCTGTGTGTCCGCCGCCCCAAACTGGGCGACCGCATCCTCCAGGGACTCCGCCTGGATTTCGTGGCTGATTGGCCCGTTGACATTGCAAACGGCGTAGTAGGTCGTCATCATCTTCCCGGCTTTCGCCGGCTCCTCAGCAGGTCGGGCTGCTGATCCCCGAGGGAGTCGTTTGTTCGTCCCTCGTACCCTTGCATTATACAGATCGGTTGTCACGCGTCAACTAATTGAGCCGATTTATTTTCGGGTTTTTTTCGGCCCCCGGATCGCCTTATCCGGCTTGGGTTTAGGGCCGCGCCTGGCGGGAGCAGGCGTCTTGGCATCGCCTGGAGCCACGTACCTGGTCTCTCCGACCAGCACGTAGGGGATGCGTCCGTCGCTCAGCCATTTGTCAACCTGCTGGCGCGTCACGCCTAGTTTTTCGGCCACTCTCCCAGGCGAGAGATAGGCCGCCAATTGCTTGCGTAGTTTTTCGTCCATAATCGAATCCTAGTCAATATATTGTCAGTCGTCAACTAATCATCGCCGCCCTGATCTTCCTGAGCGCCTGCGCCTCGAGCTGCTGCACGCGCGCTGCCGAGATGCCCAGCAATCGCGCTAGCTCCTGGTGCGTCACGGGCGCTATGGCATTGAGCCGGCGCAGTTCGCGCGCCCGCAAGGGACGCTCAGTGATGACGATCATGCTTTCTCCTCCGTAGGCCCAGCGCGGGGCACGCGCGACCCCGCGCCAAAGCCGTGAACGAACTACCGCTTCACCATCGTGCTGTGCAAATCGAACCCGCGAGCCTGCCACTGCGCCCACGTCACGCCCCAGTTGTTTCCCCACACAAACGCCGCCGAGCCCGATAGCTCGTAAATGTTGTTGTCGAACACGATCCCCGACGTCAGGCTGGTGTTCTCGCGAACGCCGGTAGTCCCGCGCGTCATGATCACCGTGTTACCGGTCACCGTGATATTCCGCAGCTGGTGGCTGGTATCCGACCGCGTGTACGATTGCAGCACGATCCCGTGGTAGTTGTTCCGCACCACGTTGTTCGTGATCGTCACGCCTTCGGAGTTGTCGATGTGAATCCCGTCACCT